TAACGACAACACAGGCGCAAGCGACGGTACAGTTGATCTTTGCCCTGAATGCCATGTCCCAGAAAGTTTTTCGTCAATCCCAGATTTAGACTGGAACTTTGAGAATCGTGAAGAAGCCCGTCTCGATGCCATGTTTGAAGCACGTTACGCAGAGGATTGATCATGATTGCTTACTGCGACTACATAGCCTACACAATCCGCGAGGCTCTCATTCAAGACAGCGGTTGGAAGCTTTGCCACGTAGGCAAAATACAGTGGGATTTGGGTGATGACGGCTCATTCCAAAGTACCGATAAGCTCTTGATTGTTGAAGACAATAACGGTAAAAAGTACAAGATAACTGTAGAAGAAGCTTGAAGGATAAGTTAAAATAAAGTCGTTGGGAAAGCGGATGCTGTGGTTGCTCCGTATAAACCGTGGACACTTTGGGTAGCGCCAAGGGGACAGACGCAGCGAGTACCAACTTAATCAACTACCTGTAAGGAGGGAAAGATGAAAGAAGATCAATACGAAGTTGCAAAGCTTCAACAAGAAGTAGATCGCATGGACACCATAGGCTACGAGCTGTACTGCAACCTAGAAGTTGCGCTTGATGCGCTAAACCAGATCATTGATATACCTAACGTATCAGCAACAGATGCACGAGCCGTAAAGGACATGGTTAAAGCAGCTACATGGGCGCTAAAAATCATTCAAGACGGTGAGATTGCAGAACCTTCAACTTAACATTACACTATCGGCATCTAATTACGCTGAAGGACTGAGAAGATGTCTGAGCAAGCCACAATTGCCACGAAGCAACAGAAGACGCCAAAGAAGATTGGCCGTCCCAGTAAGTACACACCTGAACTAGCAGCAGAGATATGTGAGCGCTTATCTGATGGAGAACCATTACGTCAGATATGTAGAGACAATCACATGCCAGCTTGGCAGAAGATTTATGAGTGGATGGCGAAAGACCCGAATCTTTCGGGAGCCATCGCGCACGCGAGAGATCAGGGATACGACGCCATAGCTGAGGATCTGCTTGATATTGCTGATACTCCGCTTATGGGCGAGACAGAGACTAGCAGCGCCAATGGTCTGACTATCACCCGCCAAGACATGCTCGGCCATCGTAAGCTGCAGATCGAGACACGCCTGAAGCTGCTGGCCAAGTGGAACCCCAAGAAGTACGGCGACCGCCAGATTGTGGCTGGCGACAAAGACAACCCAATTGAGGTGAAGGCTGACCTAGCTGTGTTTGAGACTATGCTGCAGACAGTTGAGTTAAAACGTCAATCCAAGGGCAAATGAGCGAGTTCATCAGCAATGCCGAGGTAGTGGCGTTGAAAGCTGAGCTGGCTGCATTACGGCGCGAGAACGAAGTCCTACATAAGTGGCTGGATGAGCAGAAGCGGCACGCAGCTGAGCTCAGGCAGATACTGCTAAACCGTGGAGATGCCAAATGACGCCAGATCAAGCTAGAGCCTACATAACGTGGTTCAAAATTAACCAACTGCCCCCAGACATTGACTTTGTGCGTACAAGCTCAGGCAGAGAGATTGAGCTCAAAGACATAAACGATGAAGATGCCGTGTTCGTGGCTAAGCAGTTTACTTTTATGCATGATAAAGCGTTGGATCGCAAGTGACAGACGTTGCTGAGCTCATGCGCGACCCTGAGATACACAAGAAGTATCTCGCCCTCCCTGACACTTACCGTATTGCCTTTGAATGGCGTGCCAACTGGCTGGCCAAAGCCCATGACCATCAAATAGTCCCAGCTGGGGACTGGTGGGACATCTGGCTAGTGCTTGCTGGCCGCGGTGCTGGCAAGAGTAGGCTGGCAGCTGAGCAGCTAGGTTGGTGGGCGTGGACGCAGCCAAAGACCCGCTGGCTGGTTATGGCACCCACCAGCTCTGACGTGCGTGGCACCTGCTTTGAGGGTGATAGCGGCCTTCTGTCCGTCATCCCACCCGAACTTATCAAGGACTACAACAAAAGCCTGCACGAGCTCATACTGGTTAACGACAGCCTGATTAAGGGCATAGCGGCCTCCGAGCCGTCACGCCTGCGTGGCCCTCAGTGGAACGGGTGCTGGATGGACGAGCTCGCAGCATTTGATTATCTGCAAGAGGCGTGGGACATGGCCATGTTCTCTATCCGCTTAGGTAAGAAAACACGAACCATCTGCACCACTACCCCGAGGCCGAAAGATCTGATTATTGATCTGGTGGGCAGGGAGAGCGACGATGTGGTGATCACACGGGCATCGACCTACGCCAACATTGACAATCTAGCTGACAACTTCCGTAAGCAAATCCTACAGTACAAAGGCACCAGCCTTGGCCGTCAAGAGATTGAGGGCGAGCTGATAGATGCTGAAGAGTCGGGCATGGTCAAGCGTGATATGTTCAGACTGTGGCCTGCTAACAAACCGTTTCCTAAATTTGAATTCGTGCTCCAGAGCTATGACTGCGCCTATACGGAGAAGACCGTCAATGACCCGACTGCGGCGACAACGTGGGGCATTTTTAAACCACTTGATGGCCCAATGGCCGTCATGCTCATTGATGCGTGGCAAGACAGGCTTCAGTATCCGGATCTACGTCCGAAGGTTATCGAGGAGTTCAAGGTATCGTATGGCGCTGACCCCGAGGAAGAGGGCAGAGGAAACTTTGTCGGTGGTAAGAAGGTTGACCTTATACTTATTGAAGACAAGGCTTCGGGCATATCGCTCATACAGGATCTTCAACGTGCTCATCTGCCAGTAAGGGCGTATAACCCCGGCAGGGCTGACAAGATACAGAGGCTATCTATCGTAGCCAACATCATTGCCCACAGGCGGGTGTGGATCCCTGAGAGCACGACCAAGAAGGGATATGTACGGGACTGGGCTGAGGGTTTCGTAAGCCAGATCTGCAGCTTCCCTGACTCGACCCATGACGATTTCGTAGACAGTTGTACACAGGCTCTGAGATACTTGCGTGATGCGCGATTCTTGGACATTGACCCTGAGCCAGCAGATGATGACGATGACGATTACGTCTACGCCAGTCGGAAGCGAACCAACCCTTATGCGGTGTAAAGATGAACCTTAATAAAATTAAAGGCGCTCTTGCAGCTGCCCTTGAAGCAGCCCCCAACAAAAAGCAGGCGGCTAGGCTGATGGAGCTAAACTCGCCGCGTCTTATTGGGCAACAAGGGCCTGACCTGCAAGAAGCCGCAGACATCCTATCTGGTAAGTGGAACCCAGCACCCGTGCCAGTAAGGGTAGCCGAGGACATACCACCTCGGCAGCCAAGAGCCAAACCGCGTACTCAAGAGGAAATGCTGGAAATTGTCAATCGCGTTGGCCCACAGCTACAAAAGCAGTTTGTTCGCAAGTCTGGCAAGACCGAAAGCGTGGCTAGTAAGTCAAAGAAGCGGCACGACCGTGAAGCTGAATACCAACATGACATCGAGGCGGCTGATCAAAAGGCGTTGCCTATAATAGACATAGCCGACCGCTTAGGCACGGTAGATGTATCGCTTGCTGGTGACGCTAGTCGGCTTGGTACTTTGCGCGGGGTTAACGGCTTAAAGTTAAACAGACCAGTAGGGTTGCAGGCTGGGCCATTGTTTGAGAAAGGCTGGGCATCTGGCATAGATACGGCATCAGATTATTGGAAGATGATGGGGCGCATACAGAAGCAATATGGCGGTCTTCCTGTAAATGCGGTGTACTCCAACATGGCAAGCGAAGGGCTTCCTTATGCCGTTCACTATGAAGATGCATTGCTTTCGGCGTTGAACAGCGCCAAGGTTCCTAAGAAGAACTTAGACGCATTTGATCAGATGATGCGTAACGCTTTCCCTAACTTTGTAGGGGTACGCAATCAGGACGAGGCAATTCTGCAGATGATGCTTGACCCTAAGTTGCGTAAGCATTTTGCCCATTTGATGGAGCTTGAAGGCACAACAAAGAACTTGGGAACGCCACGTGGCTACGACATCAAGCACGCTGTTGAAGAGCCAGACCTAACAACGACCGAGGGTGGCATCTCTGGCTTCGTGGTTAAGCGCCCTGATCTTAGCTTGACGCACTTACCAATAGAGACTGAGCACAACACCTATGGCTTAAGAATGCCAATGGAAACATTAGGCCGTCAGAAACTAATGCTGCCTAAAGAAGTGCAGTTTCACGATACGCTTGACTCCATCATGAAAAACCCTGTTCAAGCTGCTAACCCGCTTGGCACCCTGCACTTTGGAGTTGGTAGGCAGATCATTGATCAGCAGCAGGTTGATCAGGTCAAGATGTTTGAAGAGCTAATGAAAAAGTATTACGGTATGCGGAAAGGTGGTCTAGCTACTGGCGGCGTACCAGAGAAGCGCGATGTGTCTCAGCTATTTCCATTGAAGGACTCTGCAGATAACCCGTCAATGTTGTCTGAATTAAAAAATGCTTACGGTAAAGAGAGCAAGACCTACGGCGACAAAGGCGCTGCGATGGATATATTAAATCGTGGCTTTGTTACTGACATTTTAGGTGGTGCTGTTGACTTGGCTAATATGCCACTGCAAGGGCTTGATTGGCTCGCATCAAAGATACCTGCGCTGAGTGAGCCTGCATCTGTGATGGACAAGGACAGTGAGCGCGTTGCATCTTTTCCTATCTCAACAGATAAGCCTCGGGGCGGCAAGGATGCATGGAACGAACTGCTCCAAAAGTCTGGCATTACCTCTAAGACAGAGCGCCCGATTGCTGAGATGGCGACATCATTGATTGCACCGTTTGCCCCAGCCGTAGCAGGCAAGACAGCTAAATTGGCGGCCAAAGGAGCTAAGGCACTTGCCCCTCCTGCAGCTGAGATGGCGTTAGATGTAGCAAGCAAGTACGGCGTTGACCCACGTATGAACATCATTAAGCCTAAGGGCGGTAATTGGATGCCTGATACGCCTGAGCGTATGACGGAAAGACTTAAAACTCCACTTTTTGTTAATAAAACTCCAGAAGAACGAGTTTTACAACATGAAGAGCTTTTAGCTAATCCTGCATTAACACAAGAACAAAAAGACAGGATTCAAATGTTTTTAGATCAAACTAAAGGTCAAGTAGCGGCTGATAAATGGGTTGATCAAAAGCTCAACAAATACATTAAAAGTGAAATGGGGACAGAGTCAGACCCAATTCGTTTAGGCATTGAGCGTCGATACGAACAAGCTAAAGAACTTCGCTCAGCTAATCAAAAGAAGTTAGACAAGATGGCTGATGATATTGATAAAGCTCAAGCCAAAGGAAAAACTACAACTATATCTGAACGAGATTTGGCGGCAGCTAGACAGAAGTTTGCTGAAGAAGAGGATATGGCATTCAATGGTTTGTATCATGGGACTAGCCCAGAGGGTGGTTGGGCAAACTACGAAGCTTGGTATGAAGCACCTGTTAAGGGAAAGCGCAAAAGCTTTGGTATGCCAGAGGAAGGTTTGGGTACGCACCCAGCATCAAGGCATTGGGAATCTACTGTTGATGATGAAATAGGTAAGTACAGTAGCGATAGTTTCAAAGCACCCCACATGCAAAATTCAGGGTTAATTAAAAATAATCCGTGGTTACTTAATTTGCCGCCTGATACTACACTTTATAAACTAGACACTATTGATGGAAATCTTGAATTCCGTCACATGATTGATGAGCTAAAAAATTCTCTTGATCCTTTATCTAATCTTCCTAAGCATTTGAAGATTGCGCCTAAAGATTTAGATAAGATGACGGTAGATGATGTGTCTGCATTATCTGGGAAGATAAATGCGTGGCGTAATGTACAAAAGACAAAGACTAATCTTGAGATTGCTAACAATCCTGCTACACATACATTCAAAGAGTACCCATTGGATAAATCTAATCCTAAAGGCGTTAGCTGGAGACAGATTAAGAAGCCAGAAGGTCTGCCTGAAGAAGAAGCAAAACAAGCCGTGCGTGATGCCGCCAAATACGAGGGTGACATTATGCGCCACTGCGTTGGTGGGTCTAGCCATTGTGAACCATTGATCAGTGGTAAGACTGAGTTATATACTTTACGTGATGCTAAGGGTGAGCCTCATGTAACGATTGAAGTTGCACCAGATATACCGAAAAAATTCCATTATGATCTTTCAGAAGAAGTTCAAGATGAAATTACTGATGCTGCATACGAGAAAATTCGTACATTAGATGACCCAAAAATATGGAATCAAGATGGAAGTCTGTCTTATTATGGCGATTCAAAATTAAATGAGTTACGCGAAGATTTAATGAAAGTGTGGGCTAACAATAATAAAGAAAAATTACCACGCAAAATTTTAGAAATTAAAGGCAAATTAAACCGCAAGCCTGCGCCAGAGTACATCCCATTCGTTCAAGACTTTATTAAGTCTGGCAAATGGTCTGATATTGCCGATATTCACCACACTGATTTAAGAAAAGCAGAAGATGTTCTTGGCCAAAATGTTGTAAAAGAATTGAGGTCAAGAGGTGAGTACGTGCCACCAGTTTTAGATTTTGATGAGGCGGCACATTTCCATGAAATGTTTAGTCCCGGTTCTTTAAATAAATATTTAGGCGGTAAAGAAGAATACAGAAAGACATGGAATAAACAAGACCATGCTGAAGGCGGCGCAGTACACATGGCTGACGGTGGCGTTGTTAACCTTGACGATATAGTTGCTCAAGCCCTATCAAAGAATGCACCTGTTAACCTTGATGAGATAGTTAACCGCGCATTATCTAACGCAATTTAAAGAGGATGAATCATGCCTGAAATGCCAATAGACCCGAACTATGGTCGATTTATGGATGGGATTACGACTACGCCTGATGGTGGGGCTATTGTTGACATGGAAGAGGAAGAAGACGGTGAGCTCGAAGAGATGGATGATGGCTCAGTAGTCGTTCACATGAATGGCTTCAAAGGCCCGTCAGATGATGAAGACTACTACGCTAACCTATCTGAAGAGTTCAGCCCACTTGACCTCAGCAGCCTTG